TCAAAAATTGAGATATGCAACTAGCTTATTCACGGCCTCTTTATTTTGATTCTTTGTTACATGGGTGTAGATATTGAGAGTGGTTTTGACATCCGAGTGGCCTAACCTTTCCTGAACCTCTTTGACAGTGGCACCGGCAGAAAACAAGGCGCTTGCGTGTGAATGCCTGAAGCCATGAATTGTAATACGGTGTTCAATTTCATGAGTATCCTCGATTGATTTGAGCCAATCAGCGGGTTTGTGTAAAAGCAAGTGCTTATTCTTGCTGTTTGAAAATACAAGCTGATCAGGTTTATTGGTGTTAAATCCTAAAGCCATATACTTTTGTAGCTGAACAAGCCGCCAGTGCTTCAATGTAGACATTGTCTTGCTATCCATGGTGATAGTTCTTCTACTTTTCCGTGTCTTGGGTGGCTGAACAAGCTGACGTCCGTTCATGCCTTGCGATAGTGTCTTGTTGACTGTTATTGTGCTGTCGGTAAAGCTAATATCTTTCCAAGTCAGTGCTAAACATTCACCACGTCGAAGGCCACCAAAGGCTAGTATTCTGAAGAGCGCAGCCTTCTGTGGTTCTTGCTTTGCATCAATATAACTGAAGAACCTTGTTAGTTCTTGCTTATCCCAAAAGTTCGCAGCAACATCGCCAATTTGTTCCTTCTCTTTTGGAATGATGACAAGGTCAGCCGGGTTTTTATTAATGTAACCACGGCGTAAGGCAAAGCGAAGAATACGGCTTGTAGTTGTCAGCCATCTTCGGTAGTTCCTAGTGACTTGTTTTGACCATTGGTTAACGGCTTGCTGTAGCTGCGCTGTGGTGATCTTATTAATTGGTTTGTTACCAAAAAGTGGTAAAACGTGTTTCTTAACTTGTATATAGGTGCGCTCGTACGTGCTTTCTCGAACGGTATTCTTATATGCTGCGTCCCACTCAAGATAAACAGCTTTGAACGTCATGCTTCTATTAGTCGATAAACTGCCTGCATCAGCATCTAAGGTAAATCTGGATGCTGCTAGGGCAGCTTCTTTTTTGTCTCGGAAGCCTCGCTTATGAATTCGACGCTTCTTTCCAGTTAGTTCATCAGTACCAGCAGAGACAAAAATTTCATAGCGTGTATCTCCGCTGCTGTTTTTGTAACGTTTGATTGTTGCCATGTTTTTCCCTCCGTACCAGCTTGCGGGCGGGGATCGGGAAGAGAAATTCATTAAATTATCTTGAAATTTGAAGTGTTGAGTTTTTTGCTAGTGCTTCCCCAAGGTAACAGCATAAATAAACTAACCGTCTGTTGTCCGCTCTCGTTAGAACTTGAAACTATTTTATTAACTTCGTCCTTATGGTTCTCAAGAAAAGTTTGAATGCACCCAATGTATTTTTTCTCAATTTCTTTTTGAAACGCAATAGGTGCCGATGCAAAGAGCTTTTTGAGTTGCTCTGTGGAGTCGACCTCATCCTCTTCATTAGCGAGAACATAAACTGCATGCACATCAAATGGAGTTTGTTCTGACAACAGTCCCCAAGTCTCTTTTTCAGACATTAAATAAATAGTAGGAGCAAATGTTCTCATTCCGGAGGCACTTTCAAATCCCAGCCAAATCTCGTCACCTTGTAGTTTTATACGAGTAGCATAAGGCCAATATAAGAAGAAGTCATTCGGAGTGACTTGTAAATAACGGCATAATATGTCGATTGTTTCAGTAGCAATGTTTGCATTTGGTTTGTTGACGATATTTGATACAGCATTTCTAGATAATCCCGTGTCTTCAACAACTTGTTTGATAGACAATTGTCGTTCAGCCAACAAAACACTAAGTCTGTTTGCAAGCAAAATATTCACCTTCTTCGTAAGAAGTATATCATTTGTACTTCGAAATCGCCAAATAAACATTGACATAGTTGCGTGAAGATGTTAACTTGTATTTGTTCCTAATGATTTAGAAGTGCAAATGATGATGAGGAGGTGCAAATAATTGAAGAATAATTTAGCAGCTATCATGGGTGACCGTCTTGTAACAATTACTGATGTATACAAAGCTACAGGAATAGCGCGGTCAACTCTTGTTCGTCTTTATTATCGTCGTGCAAAGAATGTCAATCTTGTTACGTTGAAAACGTTGTGCGATTACTTGGGTGTCAGTCTCAGTGAACTAATTGAATACAATCCATCCAAGCAACAATTGTCATGGCATTAGACAGAAAGGACGTGGGTAATACGGCTATTAGTGTCGCAATGAGTTTACCGGATGATTTTGAAGCTCAAATAAAGCACGACATGTACTCGACTGCTTTAGAAGCATTTAAAGTGACAGCAAGCAGGCATACCTTTGCAGAGTATATGAAACGTAAGGATGCAGCCGAGTATTTAGGGATCAGTACAGGGTATCTCGATCAATTAACCACCAAAGGTCTGCCGACGATTTTATTAGATGGCTTGAAGCTGTACAAACGGTCATCGGTTGATCAGTGGATGATGGATCATCAAGTTTAATCCAAGTCTTGCGGGCGGGGATTTTGATGGCAATTGTAAGCAACTTATGACAGGCGCATAAAGCCAGAGAGGAAACATTATGAATTTGTTTAGTAAAGAAGAGATGGCACTAGATCACGAGCTTGGAAATTTGATTGACGACATTAAGCTTAACGTTCATGCCATTGCAGAAGACAGCAGTGTCACGGTTGATGGCAAGTATATTTCCAATAGCGAGTTGGCCGTTACGACTGCAAAAGAGCTGCTGCGGGTATCGGAGATCCTAAAGCTGTATGAAAACGAGGACGATGCCGATGACTAGCCTTATTACGTGGATATTTATCCATCCGACAGTTATCCCCGTCATGCTGATGGTTTTCATGAACGGTGGTGTGCTGGGAGCGTTTCTGCAATTTCGAAAGGACTATGACCATGGCAAAGATGATTAACACCCGTTTTGGGTGGACGTGGCCGCAGTTTGTAAAGGCTGATGCTGATTGTGATCGGTACTGGCAAGCGCAAAAAGCCGAGAAACGCTCACTAAATGAAGCCACAAAAAAATCGCCAAGAGTGGCACCTCAAGGCGAGAAGAAGACAAGCGAAAAAATCTATATCGACTTTTAGCTTGCTTCTATTAGATGTTTTTGTCAAGAAAAATGGAGGCAATTATGATGGAAAAAGTTTCAACTACTGTTAATAAGCCATTAGATTTGAACAACACACTGTATGAATTACGCAAAGCACAAGGATCGCTGCTCGCGCTTTGCACCATGCTTGACGAATTCGGCGAATCAGTTTGCTGTTTTACTGACAAGCAATCGCACGATAACGCGTTAATAGTAGCTTGTACTGCATCTAGTGACTTTGATACATGGAAGTTCGTAATCTATTGTGTTCGGGATATTATCGCAGATCAGATTGCTGCTATTGATCCCCCAGAAACTGATGAGGCAGACAAATGATGACGAGGCCAGATATAGAAGCAACTCAAGATTTACTCAAAGAAGCCAGTTCACTGCTCATCGTTCTGCGGCGAGAAATTAAAGATAAGTCACTTGAAGCATTAACTGATGCCACATCCGACAAGATCATTGATGCTCGCCGTCTACTTTTGGAAGGAGATGCGGCCGATGGTCGACGTGCTTAAAGTAGCGCTTGGTTATCAGCAGCATGGCTTTTCAGTCTATCCACTTGCGCCCGCGACCAGAACACCACTCAATGGTTCACACGGCTATAAGGACGCTACCAAAGACCCAGAACAAGCCAAGAAATGGTGGGGCGAACATCCTAACTACAATATTGGCTTGGGGCTTGATGGCGTGCTGGTGTTTGACATTGATATGGGTCATAAAAGCGGGGCTAATGGCAATGAGACGTTGGCTAAATTGTGCGCTGATGGTCGTGCTGGTCAGATTCCATCTACCTATATAGAAACAACGCCAAACGGTGGACTTCATATTTTCTTCACCTATCCCAAGGAATTGAAGCTAACCAGTCGATCGGATTTGTTCTCTAAGAATGGCGAGAAAACCGGCCTTGACTATATTGCGACTGGTGTACCAGTTTTCCCTAGCATTCGCGAGAACGGCATGTATCAACCACTTAAAGGGCACAAGATCACCAAGCTGGCACCAGCGCCTCAGTGGTTACTTACTGAGATTCAACGTGTCAGCCACCCGATCATGAGTAATTACCATGGTAACCCAGACTCTTGGTTTGGACATTTTATTAATCGTCTGGTAGATGGTTCAGACGAAGGAAACCGAAATCAGTGGTTGGCCAGCATTGCCGGTTCAGTCTTTCGGTCGGGTGCTGATCCCGATAGCTGCGCGGATCTAATTCAAACTATCAACCAGCGCTATGTTCGCCCTCCCTTGCCTAATGGCGAGCTAGTTAAGATCATCAATTCAATCAGCAAGCGCGAAATCGCGCGTCGAAGTTAGGCGGTGAAGCATACGGACAGCTTAAAGGAAGAACTAAACAAGTCGCCAGAGTTTACCCAGCTCAAGGTGATCTCTAAAAGCACATTAGAACCATTTGACGTGAACAAGTATCCAGAGCCTCAAGATAAGACCGAGAAAGGTATTCGGGCATATAACAAACAGCTTGCTGCCAAGTTACCGAACTGGTTAAGAGTTTGGTTTCAGTCAGAACAGAAAGACGAAAACGATCCTAAAAGTGTGACCATTCATCGCCACATCAAGGTGGACTTCTTAGCCTATGGATATCACTTCATGGATAAAACACGAGTAGAAAGTTTCCCCGGGTTGAGTGAAGGCGCCATTTATGAGCCAAGCAAAGGGACATGGCGAACATTTGGCAAGGGTGAGTTCACTAAGACCACCGAGAGCCGAACCACCAAAGAGATGCTCAAATGGGGGCTGTATCGTGAAAGTGATATTACAGGCGCCAGACGATTCTTGCAACGTATCAGCTATAACGAGGAATACGGCAAGCGATCACCATTTGATGAGAACCCACATCCAGAACTAGTTGCATTCGCTAACGGCACATACAGCATACTGACCAACAAGATGCAGGAAAGTAGCGCTGACAATTACATGCTGAACGCTCATGAGTACGCGGTCGATCCAGATAGGGACGATTGCCCAGAGACTGAACGACTGCTTGCAGCTATGATGGGCGATGCCGCGATCACATTTGAGGAATTCATCGGTTATATGTTTTATCGGTCTTACCGTCCATTCCAAGCATTCCTATGGTTGTATGGTACCGGAGGTGAAGGCAAAAGCACACTTATTCGCAGAATTACTAACCTAATCGGGCGTGACAATGTGTCAGCATCAAAACCAGCAGACCTTGCCAATGGTGACCGTCGTTTTGAAACAGCCAACCTATACGGCAAGGAAGCAAATATCGTGGCAGACGTCGGGTCAGATTACCTCAAGAGCACAGCCGCGATTAAGTCACTAACTGGTGGCGACTATATACCAGCCGAGTTTAAAGGCATTCAGAACTTTAAGTTCATGAATTATGCCAAGCTACTGTTCAGTGCCAATGAAATGCCCGCATTCAGTGACCATAGCAGCGGTTTTGCTGATCGGGTGATCGTGATCAAGATGATTAACGGTGACACCCGACACACACACTGGTGGGATCAGTTTGACGATGCCAAGATGGACGAAGAAACACCACGTTTCGCTATGAAATGCATGCATATGTTTGCCAAGGCGCTTAAAAGCGGTGGCCTAACAAAACCTGATTCGGTAGTAAACGCAAGCCAAGAGTGGCTGGACGCAAACGATCACTTTAAAGAATTCCTTGACGAATATGCTTCTATCGATGCAAAGGATGATCGCGGTGAAGCAACTACAGTTGTGACAGCAGAGTATAAGCGCTTTTGCCAAATGAACAACTACACTGATAGAACGAGCACGCAAGCAATCGCAAAAAAACTAGCTGCCTACCACGTTTCTAAAGATCGAAGCCGAAGGGGCTTTAACAACGACGGTGGAAATGTTCAGCGATTCATTGGCTTACATCTAACGGGTTCGCTTATAAATGATCAATTTAACGAGTAGTCGCCCCTTGTTCCAGTTTTTTTGGAACACTGTTCCAGAAAATAAATCGTTTTTGGAACACACAAATGCCTTAGTGGCGCGGATAGTAAGCCCTTGTTCCAGAAGTTCCAGAAAATTTGGGATATTTGGAAATAAAAAAATAAAGACATTTAATTATCCGTGAGCTAGCGGGCTACAAAAAAGTTAGAAAAATTGGATATTTTCTGGAACATCTGGAACAACACTAGAGCCACAAGGGATACAGCAATAATTTTCTGGAACAAACTTGGAACACTGTTCCAGAAAATCTGGAACACGAAAGGAAGAAAACAATATGGACACAGTATGGGAAGTATTTCATGGACAGAGTTTAAAAGAAATCGTTGATCAGGCACATCAAGATATGCCAACGCCTTATCACGCAACACATGTTAGTGTTCAGTACCTCAACAAGGAATGGGTGGTTACGGTATTGGGCGAACTCGACAAGGAGGAATAGCATGAAGAACTATTCAATTGCCCGTCTGAACAAGGTGGCTGAAATCGGTAAGACAGTTAGTCGCAGGACTGGTGCAGGTATTAACATCTCTACGTTTACGCCGACTGGCACGCTGTTCTATGGATCATATAACCGCACTGTGACACAGACCTACCAGATCACGGGCACAGACCTAGCGGACACCATATCGATCGTAGTACGCCACACTGACGCGATAGATGACAGCACACAGGTAAAACTCAATGGTACCTTGTACGCGATTCAGTCTATTGCCTACGATGATGATCCCAATGCATTCGATGTTGTGACACTCAAGAAGACAACCAAAGGAGCTTAGAACTATGAAACTATTTGAATATACTGCGTATCAAGGAGAACTAAACGGTGTCATCGACAAGTTCATGATGTTACACAGGTGGCAAGTCGGATTCATTCGGGTATTCTCTGCACCAGATAATATGATAACCGTTCAGCTTTACTATCGCGACGATAAGCATGAACCAGAAACGGCAGGCGTGTTGTCATGATTATGAAGCTGTGTAACCATGCTGGATGCAACACCATGGTGCCGTTCAATCAACGGTACTGTGATAAGCACCAGCCAGAACCACGAGCGTCCGACAACGAACGCTATGCATATCGCAAAGCAATCGGTGGTCGTTACTTTAAGTTCTACAAGTCCAAAGCGTGGCGCAAGCTGTCTTACTCGTATCGTCTAGCACATCCACTGTGTGAACGATGCCAAGCAAAGGGGTTATACGTACAAGCTGACGTGGTAGATCATATTGTGCCGATACGTGTGGACTGGAACCGCAGACTGGACGAGACCAACTTACAAAGTCTGTGTAATGCTTGCCACGGAACCAAAACGAAAGTAGAAGACGCGGCACGCTACCCCCACATAAATACGGGGGCTATGTCATTTAGTTTTGGGAACCAAGCATAGGAGTTTCGTTGTTGAAAATCCATGATAACCGTAATATTTCGTGGGTATTTGGTACTATGTGTTATAATTAAGTTAGATAAGTCTAATCGTAATTATAAAGAAAGGACGTGATCGAGATGGGAGCACCACTGAAATCTATTACGCAAATGCGCGGCGTAATGAGTAAAAAGAAGCTGGAAGACCGGCGTGAAATGGAAGAAACACTATTCACCTATCAAGAATTAGTTGAGCAGCCCCCTGCATGGCTTGATGACTATGCTGTGACCGAGTGGCACCGTATTGTACCATTGCTCAAAAAAGACATTCCAGTGAGTGAACTAGATGCTGCCCTGATTGCCAGTCATTGCCAAGCCTATTCTGACATTCAGAAAGCTGCCAAGCTGGTTCAAGAACAAGGCATGATGGTTGACACCGCCGATAGTGTGAAGGCTAACCCAGCAGTCAAAATGAAACTTGATGCCACTAATCAGATGATCCGTATTGATGACTTGCTTGGCTTGTCAGTCTACAGCCGGGCAAAGTTGGCAGTGAAGAATGAGACTAAGAAGAAGCCTGACGATCCGTTCGCGGATCTGATGTCATCATGAACTATGCGACTGAATACACAGACAAGGTACTAAGCGGTGAGATTGTTGCTTGTAAAAAGATTAAGCAAGCAGCGAGACGTTATCGCAGAGACTTGAAAGCCAGCAAGCGCAAAAAGAATCCGTGGCCGTATTACTTTGATGAGGACTTTGCCAACAAAGCCATTGAGTTTATCGAACTGATGCCGGCACGTGATGGGTCACCACTCAAACTAGAACTTTTCCAAAAATACTTGGTATCAGAGCTGTTCGGGTGGAGAGACAAGGCAACCGGCAATCGTCGTTATGATCGAGCCTATATATCGATGGCTAGAAAGAACGGTAAATCGTACCTAATGGCCTGCCTCGGCGCGTTGTATCTCCTCATGGAGAACAAGCCAGCCATGAACCGAGAGATCGTCTATACAGCCAACGCATTCGATCAAGCACACTTAGCATTCGATATGTTGTCTAGCGGCTTACGTCAAGTTTGGAAAGTTTCTACCTCTGTGCGAGAACGTTTGAAGATTAACCGCAACGAGATCATTGACTTGCCGAGCAACAGCAGAGCCTTTCCGATTGCGTCTAATCTGCACAGCCTAGATGGCATGCAGAGCGATTTGGCCGTGATCGATGAGTTCGCCTTAGCTCGTACCGATGAGATTCTACGAACACTCAAATCCGGCCAGATCAGTTCGGACAATAGCCTACTAGCCCTAATCTCGACTACGGGACCAGACCTGAATGGTCCTATGTATAAAGAATATAAATTTGTCTCCAAAGTCTTAACCGGTCGCGAACAAGCAGATCGGTATTTTATTGCCATATTCGAAAGTGACAACCGGGATGAAGCCTTTGCACCAGAGACTTGGGAGAAGTCCAATCCACTACTGGCTAATGCTGAAAGAGCAAAGACGATGCGACCTAGCTTGCAAGCTGATGTTGATCTAGCAGCCAAGCAAGGAACCCTAAGGCCAGTTCTCGTCAAGAACTTTAACACTTGGCAATCAGCCAGAGCAGACAGTTACATCAGTCTGGACGACTGGGAGAAAGCCACTATCGAGCCACCAGACATCATAGACAAGGACGTGTATATCGGTTTGGATCTCTCTAAGTCTAGTGACCTGACCAGTATTTCGTGGTTGGTTCCAGAAGATGGCTACCTGTATGCTGACAGCCATTCATTCGTGGGAACGAAGTACGGACTGGAAGAAAAGATCAAGCGTGACGGGTTCGATTACATCAGCGGTGCCAGTCGCGGCGAATGTAGCATTACCAAACTTGATAGCGGCATGATCGACTATGACGAAGTGCTACGCTTCATTCTCGATCTGATCGATCGGAACCAGTGGAACGTACGTGCCATCTGTTACGATCCATGGTCGTTTGGTTACTTACTGCCAGAGTTTGAAAAGCGTGACTTGCCAATGATTGAAGTACGTCAAGGCCAACGCACGCTTTCAATACCGACCGTGCGGTTCCGTGATGATCTCTTCAATGGCCTCATCAAGCATGCAGACAACCAACTACTGGCCTATGCGGTGAACAACGCCATTCTGAAATACGATGCCAACAACAATGCAATTATTAATAAGGTTCACAACGCTACGAAGATTGATCCCTTAGCCGCACTGATGAATGCTTACACAATTGCAATGAATCAAAGCAAGGAAAGTGAGGTGGCAGACAATGACTTTTATTCGAGCGATGACTTTAGTTTTTAATGTTCAGACCGTGCTACTGCTGCTGGGGATAATCTGTATGGTTGTCGGTATCTGGTGGCTGTTCGGGTTTGGTGTTGGTATGTTAGCAGTCGGCACGGCCTTGATCTCTGTCGCAGTCATTATCAACTTCAACAAAGGGAGGTGAAACAATGAGCTTTTTCACGAATGACACAACACAACCACGCGATGACAACAGCGACCCGTTCTTAGATGCGCTTGTCAGCATGACCAGCAATGACAGCGGCTTATATGTGGGAATTGGTGCTTTACGTAATTCGGACGTGTTTACGGCCGTGCGCGTGATTGCCAGTGATCTTGCAACCAATCCGATTGAGTACAGTGACAAGCGCATCAGCGTGCTCCTTAACAAAGCACCCAATGACCACATGACCGCGTGGGCATTCAAGTTTGCCCTAGCTGCTAACATGCTGCTGAATGGTAACAGCTTTGCACGGGTTACCAAAAATCCTAGCGGACAAGTCACTGGATTCGAGTTAGTCCCCAACAGCCAAATGGTGGTTAAACAAGATGATACGACCGGCATTATCAGTTACGAATACACGCCTGACAGTGGCCGCTCACAGCGTTTAAATGCCAATGAGGTATTACACTTCAAGTGCTTCACACAAGACGGATACACGGGCCTATCGCCCCTTTACAGCTTGCATGATGAAGTTGGGGTACAAAAGTCTGGGCATGCGTTGCTGAAAGGTTTCTTTAACTCCGGTGTCCAAGGGACAGGCATTCTTAAAGTCAACAAGACCCAGCTAGACACCAAGGCCAAAGAAAACATCCGTCATAAATTTGAAGCTGCCAACAGTGGTGATAATGCCCTCAAGACAATCATTCTCGACAATGATATGGACTATAAGCAACTCGAAGTTAATACTGACGTGCTTAATCTAGTCAATTCTAGCGATTGGACAACTAAACAGATTGCTAAAGCGTTCGGGTTACCATTGGATCGGCTGGGTATCGAAAGCGAGCACTCTAATGCCGTACAGTCGAATTTGATCTATCTGCAAAACACACTGATTCAGTATTTTACCTGCTTCACAAGTGAGATGGATGCTAAACTTTCGACTGGCGATAATCGATTCAGTTTCAACACTGACAAGCTGTTCAGTGCCGACCCAGCCACGATGCAAGAACTAGCAGTTAAGGGGCTGCAAGGCGGTGTTCTGACCACTAATGAAGCACGAGCAAGATTAAACCTGTCACCAATTACAGGTGGTGACGAGATTATGGCCAGTTTGAACTACACACCACTAAGTAACCTTGTCACTTATCAAGATAAACAGAAAGGAAGCGCGCCTAATGAACCAAGATGACGTAGAAAAACGCCTGAATCCTGACGCTGATCTAACTGCCGCTGATCCTACCACAGCAGACGACAGTCAAGACCAAGACAATCCAGACACACAGCAACAGGAAGACACCACTAGCGGTACAAAGAAACTGAGTGGTTATGCAGTAGTTTTCAATAGCCCGAGTAAAGACCTCGGTGGCTTTAAAGAAGTCGTTGATCCGCACGCATTCGACAATGTGGATTTATCAGACGTCTATATGGTTTCAAACCATGATTTTAGCCAAGTCTTAGCCAGTACTAAGGCTGGCACCTTGAGTCTAAATGTCGATGATAAAGGCTTGCAGTTTGAAGCAACCTTACCCGATACGACCACAGCCAACGATGCCTATAACAACGTCCAAGCCGGTAATCTGTCAGCCATGAGTTTTACTTTCAATGCTGCGCCAGACGGTGACACGTTCACTAAGGACGACAGTGGGCAAGTGATCCGCACCATCAAGCAAGTAAAGAGCTTGTTTGACGTCTCACTGGTAGCTATTCCAGCGTATGACGATACCAACGTCCAAGTGGACAAACGCAGCTACACTGAGTGGCTTAAAACTAATGCTGAACAACCAGAAAAAGGAGATAAAACCATGACTGAAAAAACAATTATCGACAACAAAGAACATACCGAATCTCGCGCTTACGAAGACTACATCCGCAGCATGGGTGAACAACGTGACGGCTTGACCACAACCACGGCTGGTGCTGTCGTTCCTAAAGAAGTCATCGAAGACGTCTGGAACCTAAAAGAATCCGACTATGACCTAGCTAAATACGTCACTGTGAAGCAAGTCGGTACCCCAGTTGGCACCTACCCAATTGCCCTAACTAACAATGGTGTCTTAGCCACCAAGGATGAACTCGCAGACGTGCCAGAGATCGATGCAACCCTATTCCGTGGTGTTGACTATAAGGTTGCTACCCGTGCTGGCAAGATCTATCTGTCTAATGAACTGGTAGAAGACAGTGAAGTTGATATTGTTGCCGAGGTTAAGAATCAACTCAAGAAGCTGGTACAAAACACGGACAATAGCAACATTATCAGCGTTCTGACTGGCAAGACGGGCACCAACGATAACTTCAAGCACATCACGGGTACTGGTCTCGATGACATCAAGCAAACCTTCAATATTGAGTTAGATCCAGCACTGTCTCTGTCCGTCATCGTCAATCAGGACGCATTTAACTACCTTGATACCCTGAAAGACAGCGAAGGCCGGTACTTGTTACAACCTTCAATCACGGCACCATCAGGCAAGCAACTGTTTGGTGCCCCAGTGATCGTCATTTCTAATAAGGTGCTTCCTACTGATAAGGCTGGCACCTATCGGATCATCATTGGTGACTTTGCTCAAGCAATCTTCTTAGCCCAAAAGAACGAAGTCAACACTCAATGGGAACGGTTCGATAGCTATTCTCAGGGACTGGCCGTGGTCATCCGCAACGACTATGAAGTGGTTGATCCAGACGCTGCTCGAATTGTTGACATCACACCGGTAGCAGCCACGCCAAAAGCATAATTTAGTGGGGGGTGTGCCTTAGGGTACGCCCCTATTTTTATAAGGAGATGAGCACATGACTGTAACTACTAATGACATTAAAAATAGCCTGCGTGTGCAAACTAATACTGATGATAGTTTGATCAGCAACTACCTGACAGCGGCGCAAGACTATGTTCACAATGCCGTTGACAGCACAGCGGCAATTGATGAGTTACAAGCGTACTCGCAGTTTGATATTGCCGTGGCCATGTTGACCGAATTCTGGTATCAGAATCGTGGAGCAGTTACCACAGCAAGCCAAGAGCCACCTTATTCAGTGGTTAGCATGATCCAGCAGTTAAGAGGACTGTTTACGGAAAACGTATAG